TAGCCCGCCCCAGACCTTCTTCGGACCTTTTTCAAGGGAAGAGGCCTTAGCACCGGTGATAACTGTAACGGGTGCCGCATGGTAGTTAATGATGTCTGCTATATCTGTAGCTACTTCGTTATAATTACGATTAAGAACAATTAAGTCGTGACAATCAGAAAGCCCCCATGGGGATCCGGATACTCTTACGTTTGGAATATGAATGATTGGTACTAGACCGATTGGATTTGGTCGAGAGTCAATAAGCTCATCGTTAATGTATTCTTCAATACGATCATCGGTAAGAATTTCAGTGTAGGTATATACCTGGCGAGTTCCCTCCAGAGAGGTTCCCCAGAAACGGTACTTAAGCTTAAAACGAATAAGTCTAGAGCGATCGTGTGGGTGAAACTCAGGGAAGCAGAAAGATGCGTTTAGCGGTAGGATTCTTACTCGTCCAGGATGCTTACGTCCTGATGGATCTTCATAAGCCTCTTCATAGGCTACTTTAACGAAACAGTCTCCTGATACTCCGCCTTGCTGGCCCATCTCCCAAAGCACGCCGTGCTTATCATTGTCAGTTTCCCACACTCGCTTTAAGATGTCTGGGATGATAGCTTCTGTTGCGTGTGGGCTACGGAATGTTGCTCCGCGACCAAAAGTAAAGTTAATTAAATAATCTGTAAATGCTCGGTAATAGTTATAAACCATTTGAGCTTCACCAAGCTCACGTCGGTATGGCCAGTGATGGCCTAGGTACATTGCCCAGTTTAATGAATAACGATTTAGTCGTGGGCCGTGGACTTCAAACTCTTCATCTGCGAGTTCTACAAGACCTAGTGGTGAAATAGAGATAGTTAAGTCAGACGACGCTGCCCTATAACTCGGAGGACTAAAATCAATACTCATGTATTAAACTAACCCTTCATTTTTCTTGTCTCGTTTAATTTTTGCAATCTTAGCTTTTTTCTTTTTTACTTCTTCAGTCTTTACATCTCTAAATTTAGCTGGTACTTCTGATTTCGAAGATACCCATTGCCCACCCTGTCTAGAATATTCTTCTGATGCCCACTTGTTAGCTGCAAATGATGTTGTAGCCATAGGACTTCTCGGTGGATACTTACTTTTTGCTTGACGCATTATGCTGTTCCACAATTTTTGGTTTTCAGCAACTTTAGCCATTTAAGCTCCTAAATAAAGATAAGGGGGTGCCCGACTTCGGAGAAGGGGTACAAAGTCGGGTACCCACCTAAGTGTATCTTACTTAGTCGTTAACTTGAGCCGGGTTCGCACGTTGGTAGCGTGATCCTGTGCGGAACACTTCTTCAAAGCTTGCTTCTGCATAGTCTTGGAAGTTACCGTTTTCGTACTCAGCAATATATGTTGGTGCTTCTACCCAGGCTGCTGAACCGACATGAGCGCGCTCGCCCATTGTCTCTTCGGCTGTCTTTGTGTGCACAGCTTCATTGTGGTTCGGACGACCTGCTGGGGTGTTGTACCCCTGATTAATTCCGGTTTGGAATTCGTTCGGAACATCTGTGTCTGTTGCAACGCCCTCTTCGAAACGAAGTGGTCCGCGAAGTCCCGCAGAAGCTGGTGACATCTTACGCTCGTAAGAAGCACCGACTCTTTCAGGGAATCCTGGGTTAGGCGCAATTGTTGATTCTGCCATGTTTTTTCTCCTATAGGTGTGGATTGAGGTCCTCGGGAATAGTCTCCACCTAAATTAAGGTTTTGTTTCCCTAAACGGATATAGATTTACTTAAAAAACGGGGATGAGCTTACTTCTACAGTAGGCATAACTAATTCTTGAGTTAGAGAACAGGCCAGGGCCAAGGAGTCTACAAAGTCATCATGGGCGTGAGCCTCGTCTGGGGCAGCTACCAAAAAGTTAGGGCCTTTATACTGAACTTCGGCATCCACCATTTGTTGGTAGAACCTTTTCCAAATACGGAGTCGTCTAGTTTTAGCGTGGGCTGGCCAAGAGATCAGCTGTCGTTGAATCAAGGCTTGCATATGCTTCCAACGCTTAGACTGTTCTGTAGGGCTGGAGGTTACAGATATAACCTCGGCTCTAGGAAGCAACATCTTTAGTCTTTGAGCTACCGCATCTCCCACACCATTAGCATCTACGGCTACCGCATACACGTCATAGTTTCCTAAGAAGTTTACGATTTGAAAATACTGTTCTTCCCAGTCGTCGCCCTGGATTTCTAGCCAGTTTAAGATTCGATGGTCGTAATACCCAAATTCATCGGGGCGATCCCAGTCAACCCATACAACCGTAACAACTGTTGAGTCCATCTTACGAGCAGGATCAATACCTACCACAACTGGGGACATGTGGTATGACTTTTGAACTTCTTGAGAGGTGTCTCCCAAATCATCCATAACCGTAGAAGTTACAAACATTCCTCGTTCTAGGAGCCACTTGCAGTTGTAGGACATCTGAAATTCATCAGACTCCTCGCCAACTCGAAGCATCTCTTTACGGATAAACTTCTCATAGTTAGCATTGAACTTAGCTACGTCTTTCCAGTCCCATTGAAAATGGTTCTGCTTTCCATTACGACCGGTCTGCCTACGCTTGTTTAGTTGGATAGCGCGATAAAAGTTATTCTTGGTGTTGGTTGGGGTGCCAGTTTTTACCATAGTAGCGTTGTAGTACGCTCCCATAGGGGAGATAGATTTAGCTACAATAAAGTCGTCAGCTTCTTGGCACTCATCAATAATCATGAGGTGGAAAGACTTAGATTCAATCTTAGCTCTTGGGTTTGCCGTCATCATCATCAGGGTAGAGCCTGAGTTCTTTAGTTTAATGTTTCTAGTAACACCTGGGCTTTTTGCCGTAAAGTCGTCAATTTCCGGATCACCCAAAATATCTAAAGCGTGCTCGCTTGTAAGTCTAGATACGGTTCTTGAATACAAAGTTTCCGCCTGCGCTTGAACAGGGGCAAACATACCTACCCAGATTCCATCACCAAACTTACCTAAAAGATCTGGGTACATCTTAGCTAATCTAGGTAATATGACCATCAAAGTGGCAACGGTATCTGCAACAGTCTCAGACTTTCCAGACTGACGTGACGCTAAAGCGGTTATCTCTTCGCCGTCATTAATAATTACAGACTCAATAATTCTTCTAGCTAATGGCTTCTGATATGGGTGCAGATCGTGTCCGACTAGCAACTTCATAAAAGACATAATTTTGTCTACAAGTGATGCAACGAATTCTCTAGAGAGCTCATCCAACCCATCATCTTCGTTTTCAAGGTCTTCGTCGCTAAGGGGAGTAAAATCGTTGCTAGCATCATTATGAGAATACTGATTATCATCTTCTTCATCTTCTTGCTCTTCTTCAAACTCTTCAAGCTCATCCTCCTCATCAAGAAAGTCTTCTATATACTCATCAGCGAGCTCAGTAGGTACGTACAGCTCATCATTTGACATTCTCTCTCCGATGTACTACTTCTAATGCTTCAAAAAGTACTTCTGCGGCTAATTTAGCCTCATCTAGATAAAAGCCATTCTTTTGCTTTTTCCAGGAAGATATGTTTCTAGCTATGTCATAGATAGACGTTTCAGCCCAAGCAAGTAAATCTTCGTTACTTAATAGCTGTATGCGCTTCTGTATACGAGTTAGCTCGCGCTTTGCTGACTTCTTCTTACTGAACTTTATCTGAATCATTCGCTGCCCCAAGTCTAATATTGTCCCAGTCTACCTCATCTTTAGTCAAGCTTCGTCCATTGATAGCGTAGGTTAAGGCTTCACCTTCAGTAAACCCAGTTTTGCTCCACTTACCGACAACTAGGCCTTTTTTGCTTAGTGGTAGGCGCAGTGCGATTCCTCGGCCGTGTCTAAACGGATGCTCAATTTCTTGAGTTTCAGCTTTTTCAACTAGCTCTTTAGGTTTAAAAGAATAGGTAATCCCATGCCAGTAGAACATTCCAAGATCCTTAGTCTTTGCCATTATTTTTTCCTTCTAACTGCTTTGCCAATTTGTGCCGTTCTATAAGACTTATATGCCACATACTGTAGCTGAGAAGGTATTTGAGATCTATCAGCATAGCCCCTAGGTTTGTTATCTAACACATTTTTAATGTATTCCCACTTACTAGGAAGGCTCTTAAAATCTACCCACTCGCCGTCTTCTACGTCATAGTAGTTGTAGATTACGCCCGTGCTAAACACGATAGTTAAAACTTTTCTGTTCTTGTCATAGGCAGCAGCTACAGTTCTTGGTCTATCTGGATTGCTGGTTGCGGTAGGGGTTTCAATATCTGGACCACTAAAGTCCGCAATTCCATATAAATCTGCATCTT